ACACGCAAATAGCTTTTGACCATCGTACTCAAAGTACATTCCGTTTTGATCGTTAAATAGTCCAAGTCTTGTTGAAGATCCTGCCCAATTTGTTACAGTAACAAGAGCATTGTCTCCACTTGGATTTTTATTTGTAGTGCTAATTGCTGTAGAAATTGTAGTTTCAAAACTAAAAGTATTTTCGTCAATAATACCAGTTACTAGGAAGCTACCGTTGTATGGATTTACATCAGTTCCCACGACCTGCACACCACTAATTGTTACTTTGGCATTTTCCTGAAGACCATGATCCTGTACAGTTTTAACAACAATTGTGGCATCCCCTACAGTTGTGTTTGAATAAATTTCAGTAATGTCGTAGCTTGGGGTCAGCTTGGTTCCAGTAGAAAACTGAATTGCTTTTCCTGATTGATACCTAAAGGTTCTTCTGGATTGTCTTACCTGCTGAACATTTACAACATTGTTTCCAGTTGCTAAAAGAACTCCACCGTTATATGCGGTGTGCTGAACATAAGCATCTGGCTTACAATAAAGCTTTGATCCAGATACTGTTGCTGCTGGGGAAATATTTGTTACGTTGTCTCCAGTTACAGTAAAACTAAAGATTTTTGGAGTTGGCGTAGAAGATACTACCCAAGATCCGTTTAAGAATGTATTGGTAGTTGCACCATTAATAAGAACTGGGGTTCCTGGAACTAGTCCATGTGGATTTGGAGTTGTTACGGTTGCAACGGATCCTGCAACTTCAACCGTAAAGGAAGAAGACCCTGGAACATTTGCTCCATCAAATAGGTCTCCACCATAAATGCTAGTAAGGTTGCTGTCTTTAATAGTATCATTTCCAACACGACCATTTGCAAGATATGTAAACATTTTGTTTACATCAACTGTTGGGGTTCCATTAGTAAACGTTGTAATTGCTGATCCTGCAATTGAAGTTGCTACCATAAATGAATTAGCTAAAACTGTCTTAACATAGTAAACAGTGCTTGTTGATACGCCAGAAGTGCTTGCAGCACTAAATCTAATTGGTTGGTTTGCTGAAAGTCCATGAGCATTTGCGGTAAACACACCAGAAGAAACACCTGTAATTGACGGTGCAGCTGGCTTTGTTACAATAAACGTTCCTTCGGCTGCATCATTTGTTGTTTCTTGAATACTAACAACACTATTTGAAACAAGACCATGATCTGATTCGGTCAATACATATACTCTTGATTTTCTTGCAGTTGTGGTTCCGTCTCCAACAATATCTGCTACAGCTAAAGAGTTTCCGCCAGTACCTTTTGAAAAGAAAGATGGGTAGTTGGCTACCAAGGAGACAGTTTCCCATTTAGAAGGTTGGGTTCCGTATTCGAAGTCTGTGTCAATTAAAGACTGTGGGTTTGCAACACGCATCTTACCAACAGCATCAACTAGCAAGTCTGACGGTGTAATTTTTTCATCGTACTCTTCATAAACAATTTGAAGCTTGTCTTTAGAGTCCATCTCGTTACAGTTGTAATTTAATACAATTGTTGTTGTTGAGGAAGATGCTGATCCAGCAACGGTATAAGATGTGGCATTTAAGTCTGGGTCTGAAAAATTATAAATTACCTGATTTGTTGTTACGTTTGTAATCAACATTAGGCTTTCTCTCTGAATTACTCTTGGGAGAATAATTTTATCCTCAGAAGGTATGAAAGTATAATACGTTTCCTGCATTACCTTTTTAGCCATTTATTTCCACCTTATCCTAATGCTACATCCGCTGCTTTGAACGGATATATCCTTGCTGTCTTATTTTTTACTGGTCCTGGAAAAACTCTTACATTAATAGTTGATCCAAGTGGAGGAGATTCAGAAAACTTTATTCTTCCTTCTGTGTCCAGTGTAAATCCTCTGTAGGATAAAAGACCAGACTGCCAGACATATTCTTTGTTTTGAATAAATCCTGACTGAATTACTCCATTTAATGAAACTACTAGGTTTAATGGGTTTTTAACAGTTACGTCTTTGTAGTTATACTTGGGCGTAAATGTGTTTCTTCTACCATTAAAAGAACTAGAAAAATCATCTAGCTCAATTATATCAGAATAAAATCCAATTACCTCTCCTGTAACTTCTAAATCTTTAACTTTTAGCTTATTTCCGTATGGATCAATAGTAATTGGAGCTACGTCTGGCTTTGAGGCTCCAATCCAAAGGGAATAGTTTTTGTCAAAGCTTATAATTTTTCCACTAGGGAAAGAATATGCAACTACTCCAGGATCTATAGATGTTGGTAGCTTGTCTGGGAACACTGCTTGATAAGTAAATTGATTAGATGCTGGAACATCTATAATTTCAAACTCTCCAACAAAATCGTCTGATAGGTAGGAGGTTTCTCTGAACCCTGTAACAGTTACTGTTTTTCCAACAACAAAGTTATGATTTGTACTGGTAGTAATTGTTACTTTATTATCTGTTGCAGACAAACTTGATACAACGTAAGAGGTGTAGGTTCTAGAAAAAGCTGCTGCTGTTGGACTTGGTTCTGGAGTCTTAGGAGCATAGTTTAAATATCCATCTCCATACAACACAATTCCTGTTGCATCTTCTTTATCTTCTACAATATTTCTATCATTATCAACAAATCCAATAATTGGAAAGTACCCATCGTTTAATGGTTCAAAAAGTTTGTTGTATTCTGTGCTTGTTGAATCTACTGGAATATTTGATAGGTAGAGGTTTTCTCCAGTTACCATGTTTAGCAAAGAAAGTTTGGTTGAGTTTGTAGGATAAATATAAACATTGTAAAAATATTCTCCAGGATTTGCTGCATCTTCAGAATAAGTTGTTTCAATCTTAGATATTTCAATAGCCGTACTATTTTCTTCTCCAACAAAAGTTGTAAGATATGAAGAATTTTTAACATATGTTTTTGGTAAGTAGGTTGGAGTAACATATGTAACAGACCCACCATTAACAAATCCACCAATTTCATCAACGGTTCCGTCACCATTGGAGTCTGAGTTTTCTCCAAGTATTGGACCTGGAACAGAGTCCGTAAGTAACTCATAAGTATTTTCTGTTGTTCTTGGTAAAACTCTAGCCCCAAATGTAGCAAAGCCAGAAGTTTCTGAATCTTCAATAGAAAATATTGGTAGACTTAATACAAGATAGGCACCTGAAGCAGAGTATGTGACTGCTGGAGCAAAAGTGTTATTTGAATAATCTGTTAAAACATTTTGTTTTTGTGCAGTAATAGTTACGCTTGTAGTTGTTACTGTTTTAACATAGTAGGTTGTATTTGACAATATTCCAGTCAAAAAGGATCCAGAGTCTGCAAGGAATATTTCGTCAAATCTAATTTCGTCTCCAACTTGATATTTTGTATTTGCCAAATCTATTGGAATTGCTGTAAGATCTGTTCCAGCTAAACTAATTTTTTCTGGATTTTCAATGTCTGTGTAGAACTGAGTCCTAATTATTGTTTCAAATTTATAAGCATAAAAGTTTTGATCTTTAATAAAAATAGTAATATTTGGATTTTCATATAAGGATAATTCTGTATCACTTATAACACTATCAACGTTTCCAACAAAATATCTTCTTGTGCCTTCAATAACATATATTGAATATCCTCGTCTAAGTTCTTGGGTAAACTTTGTTTCACTACCAGTTACAATTTTAGTTCTTTGATTTGCTGTAATTTTACCAGTTACTGTTGGAAGACTACTTACTAGTTTTCCAACTCTAATTGGTGCACTTTGAGTAATATTTTCAATTGGGTTTGAATGAAATCCAGATTGCAGATAAGCCGTAGCATTTGATGTTCCAGAAAAAAGACCTCCAGAGCCAGCAACCCAACCAAAATCATTTCCACCAATTTGTGCAGAGTTTGCAAATACATCAGAACCACGGATTCTAGATCCGATAATTTCTGTAGAAGATATTGTTGCATTAGACATTAAAGGTGCTGTAAGAGTTAGCTTATTGTCATACCATCTTAGATAGTGTGTTGCGTCTCCAATTTTAAATCCATTTGTTGTGGAGTACCAATAATTATTTGCATCTAGTCTTATACCAACACCACCAAGACCATATCCGTTTGCTGTGCTAGGAGAAGATAACGGGTCATGGTATCCGACACCCATTGCATTTGTAACTAGAGGAACTGGAGTAAGTGCACTAGACTCAATGTATCCTCTTAGTATACCGTTAATTTTAAGAACTGAACCTGTAGGGTTCCAGCTAAGACCAGAACCAAGAGAAAACTTTCCAGTTCCTTCTGCATAAAATGGAGCAGACTCAAACCCACCAGTTCCAATTTGAATGTTTGTTAGTGCATCTGTAGTTCCACCAGTTAGCTTAATCTTATTTGTTCCAGTACCAATATTTACTGTATTTGTAAATGTTCCACCAGTAGCATTAATAATTGCATTTACATTTAAATCAGTTCCGTCCCAGTAAATATATTTATCTGCAGATCCAACTCTAAACTTTCCTTCATCGTTTTTATTCCAGTATTGAAACTCATCAACAATTATAGATTCTGCTTCTAGGGATCCACTAATGCTTACGTCTCCGTTTTTAAATACTTTGAATACGTCTCCAAATTGAACAACAGCATCTTCTGGATTTACAACATAGTCTGGGTTCTTTAAGAAGTATTTATTTCCCCATGGATTGCTACTACTATCAGTTCCTCCAGCCTTTATAACACCTTCGGCAATTATCCAACCATCTTCTCCACCAAGGTATCCAGTTTCTGCTCTTATGTCTCCAGTTACAGAAAACTCATCACCGTCCCAGGATATTCCTCTGAATGTAGTAGTTCCTTCTAATATTCCACCAGCTCTAAAAGTACCATCTGAATACCAGTAGTTGTTTGCGTCAATTCTAATTCCGTCATCGCCGTCAACAGATACGTTGGCTCCGAGCCTCATTGCTCCGCCGTTAACAGTTAAGTATCCTTCAAAGTTTCCAGATGTTGCTTCAATTTCTCCTCTTACATGGAGATTATTAAGTATTGCATTTCCCTGAGAACTTAAAAGCCACCCTTTTGAACCTGCTACTCTTTGAGACCAAATTTCTCTAGAAGCAAAAATTTTGTTTGTTGGAAAGCCATCTCCACCCAATGTTGTCTCTATAGTTAAAGTTCTTACTTCTCCAGTTTCAAGTCGATAGGTAATAAATACTTTTGTGGGCTGACCAGCCAAAGAATGTCCAGTTGGATACACAAAAGAATAAGACATGTCAAGAACATTGTTTCTTCTTTCTGCATCTGGTGTTCCTAGTTTTGCTCCGTAATAAGAGCCTTCAGGGTCTGAATTAATAGTCACAACTTCTCTTAAAGAATTTTGACCATATTCGTCTGTGACTTGTAAATATTGACCAACTTCTAAATTGAAATATCCATTTTGAGAATCATAAAGATCAATTTCAATTGCTACTTTTGGAATGAAACCGTCAAAGTTTTTTGAAGACAGATTATCTGTTATCATCTTGGTGGTATCAGAATCTACGTCATAAAAGCCAAATAGTGTAGTTGTTGGTCCAGTAAGAGTTGACCTACTTCCAGTAGAATTTCTAGGCATTAGACACCACTTGCCTTTTGTGACCAAATAATTGCTTCAGGGTCCGACACTCTTGGCTCTGAATCTTCACTTTGAAGCCAGGATCCTTCCCAAGTTGATCCAACTTTTTTGTATCTTGCAATAGTAAAATAATATTCTTTGTTGTAGTTTGTTTCAGTAAACACGCCAGGATTTCCACCATCATCTAGGAATGCAACGTTGTTTACATTTAACGAGTCCATATTTATTGGAATACCATCTCTTGTATCTGCATCGTTTGAAGTTCCTCTCAATAAAGTATTCATGGCACTAGTAGAGTATTGAATTGGATTATCAATTGCAACAAATGGTGTATGGTCCATGTTGTGCCATGTTCCTAATGTTCTATTTTTATATGCAAATACTGGAATGTCTATAACGTTTTGATCTCTAAATAATGGAAAATTATCTGGAATTTGAATGTTAACGTTATGATGTGCTTTTGTAATGATTAACTTACTAGAGCTTGACGGCACTCTTGGAATATATACTGTTCCAACTGCCGTATTTGGATTTTTGTTTTTGGCACCCAATGCCCTTCCATCAAACTCAAACTTAGTCCAGCTAGACGGTCTTTGATTTGACTTGCTTCCAGTTTTTGTATATTGATGCTTATAGTGACCAGCTTGACCCCTACACCAAGCAGCAGCAATTGCACCATCTGACATATTTGTAGTTTGAATTTCTGCAGATGTTCCAGATCCAACAATGCTTGTTATTGACTGCCTAACATTGCAAACCATGTAAGTTGATTTTTTGTCAACAACCTGATAGTCATATGTATCGTAATAGGAGTCAGCATCTTCATAGTTTGAAAGACCAGTTGCCGTATTTCCATTTGCACCAAACCTAATAATACTTCCTACTCTTACTTTGCTGTATCCACTACCGTTTACCCAAAAAGTATAGGTTCTAGACCTATCAGCTGCTGACCAGTGTGTAACATTAAATGTTGCTGTTGTTGCTCCAGTTCCAGGAGTTACTCTGTCGTCTTCGTATTTTTCGTCTTTTATGTCTAATATTCCAACTGGAGTGTAGGAAGATATTAAGTCTGGTGCAGAAGGTACTACAAACTCAATCGAAGGAAGGACAATATTTTGTTGTGCTCCAGCCTCAGCACTGACAACCATCCTATATCTTTTTCCAGGAACTAAACCTCTTACATATCCAGTTACAGGCATAGTTAAACCGCCTTATTAAAGCCAAAGCTCAAATAGTATTCAATATCTACTGCTTCTGAGGCACCTTTAGTAATTAAGTTTCCAGAACCAAGAACAGTTCTTGAAACCATTCCATAGGTTGTATCTAGATTATTGTTGTCATTAATTCTAATTGCATCAATAATTACATCTGAGTTTTCTGATTTAATTTCTATTGCATTAATATTTCCCCAGCTTGGAGTTAAAGTGCTTGTAAAAGAACTTCTTAAAATGTCTTTAATAACATAGGTTGTTCCAGTAGTTGCTGTAAAATCTGTTTGAAAATAGTTAGCGTCATTAGTTAAAAACTTAATAATAATTTTTGGAGTGTCTCCAGTTTTTTTAGAGTACGCTATTGAAATGTTATCTTCAATGTTAAATGCATTTTGTCCTGAAGATGAGAATTGACTAAAAGTCTTATTGATTCTTAAGACTTCATCTTTTTTTAAAAATAGGGCTGTAGAACCAACTCTAAATCCTCCAGAAAAATCTGTGGGTGCTGTAGAAATATATCCAGATGCTGATGGAGGATTTCCAGAAACAGAGCTAATTCCAGTTCCAGACCTAAGCCATCCGTCTGCAGATTCTCCAGAAACTAAAAGCTGTTCTGAAAGAGGCTTGCTTTCATCTGGGTTGCTTGGAAATATTCCAAGTTCATGAATTGTAAAAGAGTCAGCGGAGGATGGGAGGGTTCCTCTAAAAACCATTGCGTCATAGTTTCCACTATTATCTAAGAATGCTAAACGAACTGGAATACTGCTTACGGAAAACCCAAGTCTAGTATCGGGTATTAGTCCGTCAGAATTTGCTGCTTGATTTGCAACTGAAGATATTCCAACTTGAATATTACCACCAATACTTGGAATCAAGCCCATCAAAGCCTTTAAAACAATTGCACGTCCTGCAACTGTCATTTGATTTTCTTTTTCTGCTACTAATTTTCCATCTTTATAAATTCTGTAAATTCCCTGCATCATAAACAAATTATACCATTTTAACTAATATCATAGCATTTTATTGTATAAGCAACGTCATATCCAAACCCTTGTATGTCTGGAAGTTCTAGCTTTAAATCATAAAATGATGTTCTATTATCTATTCTTGGCGTACCTCCTATAAAATCTAAGTTATCCTTTTTTTGTCCAAAACTATTTAATTTGGTAGAAGATGTAACTAGGTCTCCAATTGTATTTGCAATAAGATTAATTACATTATTAAGCTTATCTCTAACTTCTAATTCTGATAGCTCAACTCCTGATCTAGGTCTAATAATATTAGAAACTACCGCAGTTGACCTTTGGCTAGCATCATCTGATTCAAGCATGTATGATGCAATTTTATTAATTCCAGTAAAGTTATAAGCAAACAATAAGTTTTCTGCACTAGAAATAAGGTTTAAAGTAAGTCTTGTAACTTCTCTAATGTATGCTTCTTGAAGATTTGGAGTTATTACCTGACCAGAACCTAATGGTATCTGGACTTGAGAAACTGGATAAATTTCTCTTGGATCTGGCTTATCTTTTTTATCTTTATTTTTATCATTGCCAGTTCCACCTTTGCCAGGCTTAACTTTTAAAGTAGAACTTGGGTCAAATCCAGGATAGACGTATGCTGGCTTTCTATCCTCTCTTGCATTTGCTCTATTTGGGTCAGGTCTCTTTCCAAGTCTTTTATTTTCTCTTGCTGTTTCAGCATCAATTGTTTTTTTCTTTTTTAATGAATCTGCATACTCACCCATTTTATAACATCTCCCTTAATTCAACGTTCATAGAAATATCATCTGGTGTGGCGGAATAAGAAATTCTAGATAGTACATATGTCTTATCTCCATCCTCATCAACACAGTATCCTCTAGCCTTATAGAATACCTTTATCTTATCTCCAAGTTGAAGAAGTGGGTTTGGAAAAATTTCTGCAGAAATAATAGTCTTTTCTTTAGATGCTTTTTTAGCAACCCAGTTTGCTAGTTTTCTTGCCATTTCTACTCCTGAAATATAGCTTCCAGAAATATTATAAGACTGCTCGCCGTATAAACGCTTGTTAATTTCAAGCTCCTGATTCTTTCTTTCTTCTATATCTAAAGAATTAATATAATCGTCAATGGCTACGGTTCCACCACCAAGTTTATCCAACAAAATTCCAGAAATGTATACAGGGATAGAGCTTTCAGAGTCAATTCTTACCGTTGCACCTGCTGTGCAATAAATCCAAAATTCTCCTCCAAATGAAGTATATTTAAAGTTTTTAACAATGTAGTCTGGCACTACTCTTCCTAACTCAATCAAAGAAGCAGAAAAAGTTGGGAATGGGAATCGAGCTTCAATTTTTCTAACTTCTCTCACAAGGCATCCAAAGTCTTCGTAAAAAATTTGATAGTTGGTTCCTAAAATTTGTCTAGCTGAAGAGCTAAAGATTCCACGGTCAATTGCTTGATCAAAACCATACGGTTCTGGTGCAGAAAGAATTGGATCTGTTACAGAAACATTTATTCCATTTGGAATTGCTGTTGCATAAAAATACTCAAAAATTGCAGCGGAGTCATCTCTTACAAACATTGACACATCTTGTCTTGGAGAAATATATCCAGACTCTCCAACCTTTGCATCATCAATTGCTGTAAATACTAAAACGTCTTCAAAGTAAATATCAAATGCTCTATAGGAAGCTGAGTCATATGTAACAATGTCTAAACTAAAAGTAGTTCTCCACCCATCAGGATTTCCTAGTGCTGCGTAGGCTGGCTGTGCAGACTCATTTCCAAACTTAGCAGCATTAACTCTTGCAAAGCCAACGCCAAGAAGTTGCGGAGTTCTATCTGTTCCTGTAACTTTATAAAATCTAATGTTGTTGCTGTCTGGTTTGTCTGCTTCAAACGCATCTCCAGAAGTAGAAACTTCAAGGAAGTATCCGTTAGTTCCTGTAGTGGTTGAAGAATTGTACATTCCAATTCCAGCAAATGTTGAATTTGATCCTGATTCTAAAATTCTTAATTTTGCTCCAATTCTTATTGGATTAAATCCTATAGCTTTTTTAAATCCAGATAAAAATTGTTGACCTTGATCTCTAATAATAAGTTGGTCGCTAGGTGGCAAATTTGCAGTAGAGTCTGAAGTTGTATATGAAGGTGGTCCAATTATTTTTGCATATCCAGCATTTGCATAAAGATATTCATTGACAGCAGCATCTCCAGTTGAAACCTTGGTTTGTGTTAAAAGATTTATTGTAGCTTTTACATTTGCCCCTGGTTGAGTTGAAGAATATAGCTTTGTAGAAAATGAAGACCAAGTAATTGCTTCTGGGCTATTTGATGTTATATGGCTTGCTATTATTGTTCCATCAAAGCCTCTGCCAGTTTTAGTAACAACATATTTATAAGAATTATTAGATAAATCTGGGCTAGAAATTACTGACATTTGAATATCAACAATTAGACCCACTGGGATAAAGCTTGCTCCAGATGGAGCCTTTAAAATTGCTGTTAATTTTTCTTCTTCGGAAAAGTAAATAACTAGGTCAGTAGAAAACCCTCTTCTTGAAACCTTATATAGAATACCGTTATATTTAACTAACTCATCATCAATAGAAACATATCCGTTATATTTTCTTTGGAAGGATGACGTTAAATGATCTTCTTGAATAAAAATTGTTAAATCATTTTTTTGAGTATCAGTTAAGCTATCATACGCCTCTCTGATGGCATCCTGCTCTGTTTGTGCGTCATATCCACTTGTGTTAAAATAACTTAATCCATCTGAGGCATTTAAATTTTTCTGTAGTGCTCCAACAGCAAGCCAAGCATCTAAGTCTGTGTTAGAGGGCTGCCAGACGATATGAGGCACATATGAAAGGTTTCTATTTAAGTTAACCTCACTATATCCATTTTCTTTTACAGTATTAAGAATGTCTATATTTCCATCTTTCTTAAGAGACTCTTTGACAAGATTTATAGGCTTCTTTTCCATGCCCAAATGATCATACGCAACTTCTCCTGCAGTAATTGGAGGGACAATTGTATCCTCAAAGCTTTCGATATTGCTTGTATATTTATCATTTAAGAAAAGATACTCGCTATCTCCTGAATCTAATTCGCCAATATCTCCTACAAGCCAGTAGTCATATAGGTCTGTCTTGTTTGCAACCGCCTCTTTAGTCATTGCAACAAGATTATTAAAACTATCAAAGAATATGGATAGCTGGGCAGACCTTGCTATTTCGTTTAAAACTTCTGCAACAGACTCTTCTTTTCTACATCTAAAGAAGTCCAAAGGAATATCTTCATATTCATAAGCCAGCTCCTCTTTACTTTTAACAAAGCTAAATCTATTATATCCAGCATTGTCTAAAAGAATTTTAATAATTGCAGATACTTTAATTCCATTTCTTGCAGCAAGTAGCATGTCAGGTGCTGGTTTATCTTTTAAGAAACGCATGGAGTCTTCTAGGGATACAGAGACTTTCCAGTTAGATTCTTCATCCCAGCTTTCTGCATATAAAACCTTTACTGGAACAAACTTTTGAATTTGACCAGAAGTAATAACATTTAGAATTGTAAACTTAACATTTGGCTTTAATAGGTCGTCAAGAATTGAGTCAACATTTTTATTGCTAATTAAATTATCTTCATTAAATAAGTCTATAGATCCTGTAGATGAAACAATAGATCCTACTGGCAATCCAAGAGAAGCATCTCCAATAGTAGTGTCAACAGAAAATGCTTCTGTATATCCAGTAAAATCTACAACCATTCTTGGAGATATTTCAATAATGTCTAGTGTTGCGTTTTCCTTTGACATTGTTTGTGCGGAAAATCTGATGCCAGTTATTAGTTCTACATCTAGTCCAGATACTCCATCGGTTGGAATCTTAAATGATGACAAAGCGTTTTCTTCTTCAGCTCCACCAGCAAGAGACCATGCAACTGTGCCACTAACCTTTTTACCAGTAATTCTAACAATGCCATCAGATAATGATGGTGTGTCTATAAAATTAATACCTGCAACGGCACTAAGGTTTCCTGTTAAATTTTTGTCAAGAGTAACTAATCCATCAACTCCGACAGACTCTACATATGTTTCAGTTGGTATGTTTGCGGTTGATCCTGATTGAACAACTCTCATTCCAACATAAATTCCTGAACTATCCGTTAGGGTTATGTTTTTAGATCCACTAGTTCCAGATACGGTTTTTAATTTTGCTGCAGCCAATCTTGTGTCATCATTTTCAAAATATACAGTTGACCAAGTTGTGCTTCCAGATTTTAAAACTTGTATTGTAAAGTCTTTAGCGTAACCATTTACAGTCTGCGTTTTAACAACAATTTTATTTGTTTTTAAAACTCCATCATAAACAACAAAGGCATTGTTTCCCTTCATTGTAAAATCACTTCCAGACCTTCCAATTAGTTCATGAGTGATTGCTGGGGAAACACTTGAATTTGGTTTGCAATATCTAAAAGAATTCCAGTACTTAAATCCCTGATTGTTTGAAAGAGGATAAAGTCTAACTGGGGACTGCAAAATATTGTAAGACTTAACTGTTTTAGAATCTTCAATAATTGTTGTAGAGGTCTGGGACCCAATTCCATAAATAATTCCTGGATCTGGTCTGTCCACTTCAATAACATTGTATAAGCTACAAAGATCTTTTCTTTCCTTATTTTCTTTTGGAATTTGAGTGCTATCTACAGATACTGTATTGTAAAGATTGCCATTATCCCATCCACCTAAATCCGTTGTAACAAATGTTTTTGAATATGTTGGGTCGCTAGAACCGCTTGATTTAGCATCAATGTATATTGGATAAGAACCAATATAGTTAATTTTATAATAGGAGTTGTGGTTCCACTCTGCTAAAATTTTATGCTTAGAAGATACAGTGGATCCTTTTTTGTAAATGGAATCTATTGTTGTTAATCCTGTAGTTAACATTACACTTCCACCAGGCTAATAGACACATCCCACAAATCATTATGTTGTCCTCTTTTTACAATAGAAAAATCAAAATCATCAAAGAAAACATTATACTTTTCAACATTGTTTACTGAGTTTCCTGATACAGATGCATCATATACTAATAGCATCCAAAAATCTGAAAAGTTTGCTTCATACCAAGCCTTAATATCTTGACCTGCACCAAAGCCATCTGAAGTAATTTTATTTGAAAGACCATCTGGACTTGCTGGAGTTGGTCTAGTTTTTCTAGACGGAAGGGATTCCCAAGAAGTGCTAAAAGTCATTTTATCTGCAATGTGAACAGAACGCATTGTTCCATCAATCATTCTTCTTTTAGACTCAAGTCTTTGTGGGGTTACAGAGAGAGCGGACCTGTTGTCATCTGTTAAGTAAAGCACTTGTCCAGAACCAAAGTCCCATCTTCCTGTTGGCGTTCCACTAGATAGCTCTGCTGTTGGATTAGATGTAGATAATATAATAAGAGAAGGCTTACTAAAAGTTTTATCTAAATATGCTTGTGCCACTAGCTAGTCCTCCCAAAACTTCTTCTATCTTCTTCTCTGCTAATAGCAGTAACAATTTTTTGTGCAATCTTATTTGGATCCATTGAAGGACCAGATGCATCAACGCTGATGTTGTAGGTGTTACTGCTAGATACCATTGTACCACTATCTATTGGAGAAACACCAGATGCTGATGGCATTCCAAATTTTAATTCTCCAATTCCATCTTTTAATTGTTGTGTAAGTGGCTTAGTTAAAACAAGCTCTCCCTTATGTAGATTAGCAAGACCATCAGACATTGTTTCTCCACCAATTCTCATTCCTGGAGGATTAAATCCATTCTTAAGTGCTGACCATTCAAAGTGTAGGTGAGGACCTGTGGAATTTCCAGTGTTTCCAGTCTCACCAATGAAGTCTCCAGCATTAACAGTTCCTCCTTGACCATGTGAATCTAAGTGAGCATATAGGGATTCTGTTCCGTCAGCATGTTTGATTGTTACATACTTTCCGAAGGAACTATTTCCTTTATTAAGATTTGATGCAGTTCCTCCTGCCATTGCATAAACACCAGTTCCAGTTGGAGTAGCGTAGTCAATTGCAGTGCCGTATCTTGCACTGTGAGGGTTTCCACTTGGGTAAGTTCCTCTTGCAGATACTTTGTAGGTTCCACGAAGAATTCTTGCAACTTTTCCAAGTTGTTCTGGAATAGATGTTGTCTTTCCAGTTCCTCCACCATCTGAATTTTCTGGCTCTTCATTCATTGCACTTGCTGCTGCTTTTACTAAAGCATTTGCTGAAGTAATTGCACTAACTGCAGTTTTAACTCCACCTGCAAAAGCTGCTGCTGCTGTAATTGCCTCTCCTCCACCAACACGATATCCCTCAGTAGTGCTAGTTCTTGTAATCATGCCTCCAGTTCCAGCATTAATTCTGTCTAGTGTATCTTTTCCAATTCTTTTAACTGAGTCAGCCTTAACAACGTATTCTCCATTTGAAAGTTGAGCAGAAATTGAGTCTGATGTTCCAGTACCTGGACCGCTAACATATCCACCCTTTGCAAATCTATCCGATGCCTTTACTCCACTTCCTCCATTTTTAGGTAAAGATTTTTGAACCAAAGTTTTTAGGTCTGTTGGATCTACACCAAACTCTTCTGCAGATTTTTGCACTTCTGCATCAAAGACGGATTGGAAGTTATTTCCAAATGATGTTGCAAGGTCATTCATAATATTTTTTGAGTGTGCTGGCATATTTGCAGCAACGTTTGATATTGCTTCAGCATACTTAGTTAAATCTTTTCCAAGCTTGTCTCCAACTGGAGTGTTTATAAATTCTTGAAGTGCAGCCTTAGAATCATCAAATGCTTTAATTTCTGCAGACTTATTTGTTTGAATTTGTATTGCTTCTTTTTGAAGAGCAGCCATTCTGTTTTCATGACGCTCTCCTTCTTTATCCATAAGCTCTTGATTCTTTTCAAGTTGGTCTTGAAGTGTTCCAACTTCTGCATCTGCTTTTTCTTTAATTGCATCTATTGTTTTTTCAATGTCTGTAACTCTTGCATCTGTAAGATCTTCAATTTTTTTAATTTCTTCTTCTTGAGCATTTGACTGAGCAGCTGAAGCCATTTCATCTCTTGCTTGCAAGAATCCAATAACGTCTCCACTTGCAAGGGCACCAAGTCCACCCAAAGCTGTTTGTTGCTGGCTAGCTAAGAAAGAAGACTCGTCTTTTTGTGACTGAAGTGCCTTTAAGTATTTATCAGAACTTTCCTCAATTGCATCAATTTCTTTTTCTTTTGTTTTAATCTGTTCGTCTGCAGCTTTTTGAATTCCCTTAATTTCTTTTTGAATAGCCTTATTTCGTTTTTCTATATTTTTTTGGAAATTTTTTGTACGCTCTTCTTCTGATGCTTGGGCATTTTCATTGTTTACTGCAAGTTGATCAAAGTATGCGGTTCTTACTTGAATTTCTTTATCAATCTCATCTATTACACGTTGAGCATCTGCAATTGCTCGTGTATTAGTTGAAGCAAGTGCATCTGTAGATGCTAAAACAAGATATAGCTCTTCTGCTTTAGCTTTTGATACATCTAGGTCTTCAATAAATTTTGACAAATCAATTTGTGCTGCTGTTGCTTGCACCAATGCTGCTTTTAATCTAGTATCTTCTAGACTATCTCCTAAATTATTAATTGTGTCATAGACTTCATCACCTTCTTTAAAGCCCATACCTTCTAGCTGTGTTGAAAAAGATTTATTTAAGGTGTCTGAAATATCTTTATCTGATAGCCCCTTAGATGCACCTTCTTTATATGCAGCAGCAATGCCATCTTCAATAATTTTAAATCCTTCACTTAAATCTGATGATGTAAGACCAGCCTTTATTAATTCTCCAAATCTACCTTCAGCATTTGCTAACTCAGTGTCCCATATGGTGCTGTTATCTCCAAATAAAGACCCAATATTACTTGTAAATGATTCTCCAATTGCTGCGGTTGCTTGCTCTGGTGTTGTAATTCCATTTATCTGACTGCTAACACGAGTAAGCCCTCCCATTTGACCACTAGCTTGTGCTAAAACAGAAAGAACTTCTTTGGCTTGCTCTGGATTAAATCCTTGCTGCAACATTTTTCCATATTGTCCAAGGAATATTGAAGCTGGATCACTAGATTCTTTAAGTTGCTCAACAAGTTTTTTATTTTCTTCTTGTTCTAAAATTGCTTTCTTTAATTCTGGATCTACAGTAACTGCTGCTCCTGCAGCTGCAAATCCCATATCTTTTGCAATTTTTGCATTTTCCAACATTGCTGAATTAATAGTTTTAAGTTCAATTCCATAATACTCTGCAGCTTTTGTTTGCTCTGCAAATAAAGATGCACCTTCTTTACGAGCATTATTAATTGCTTTTTGATATGCAACGAAGGCAGCAGTTCCAAGAGCAATTGCTGCAACTAGAGCAATTCCAACTGGACCACCCAAAAGACCCACTGTTGATAGAGCACCTCTAGCAAGAGCAGCACCCTTGCCAGCTCCTCCAGCTTTAGTTGCTACTGCACCCATAACCCTTCCAGCACCAACCTGTTGTTTTGCCTGTGCAATACCAGCCTCCCTACTTAAAGAACGACCAGCACCTTCCATTCCTACTGGAATTCTTTGTGGTGCAACACCACGATATGCCATAGATGCATTTTTTAAGTTTCTGGCTTTAGCACCCATTCCCATGCCTCCGCCACCAATTCCACGAACCTGTGCAATTGTAGCAAATGCAGAAATTGCAGATGATGCAATAAGAAGATTATTTGTAAGACCATTAAGTGCCTCATTAGTTCCAGTAATTGCAGGAAGTGTAAATGCTGCAGTCATAGCTAAACCGCCAATAGCACCTGCCTTTTGTCCTCTAATGGCTTTCTTTTGAGCCTTAATATCTTGCCCATCTCTAATTCCATCTTCAGCCATTTTTGCATCTACATAATCAGTAACCGCTAGGGTTTCATTACTTGCAACATTAACTACTCCACCCTTTGTCTTTGCTCTTCTTGTAGGAGGATGATTTTCTCTTTGTTGCTTGGTTGGGCTTCCACCAGTTACTTTTCTTGGAGATTTAGGGACTCCAGTTTTTCTGGCATATGGTGTATCGTTTTCTTTCATTTCTCCAGTTATTGGATCTTGTATTTTGTCTGCCTTTGATGCAATTGTTCCTTCTGGAGTGTATTTTAACAAAGCAGCTGCTGCAGCCCAAGACCTTGCACCAGTAGAAACTTTATTATTTCTAGAGGCAATCCCCATAGCATTTAAAAACATCTCTCTTTGCTTACCAGATATTGGATGTTTTCCATTTAAAATTTCTTCTATATATTTTCTTTTTTCAGCTACTGGAACACCCTTTAGTTCCGAAGCAGCCTGAGTTAAAGCTTTTTCAAATTCAATTTTATTTCTTTCACGCATTAAATACTGAAGACCTATATTTTCTGCAGCAGGTATCCAAGCCGTGTTTGTCATTCTGTATATTTTCTGTCCAGTTATTGGATCAATTTCTGGAGTTAAGTGAGTGGCGTTTATTTTTGCCATTTGTGCAACAAGTCTATCACTTATACCAAGAGATTTTTGATTCTTTTTTAATTCTTTAAAAGCAGCATCTTCTTTTTCTGAAACTTTTTGTTTTTTTCTTTCTGCTTGAATTTCTGAAGGAGCTCCCAAGGAATCAGGTCTTTGTCTTGATGGTCTTGCTCTGCTAACTCCAGAATCAAGTACCCATTGTTTAGCTGGCTCACCAAGAACGGCTCTTGTATTATATTTTTTACCTTGCTTGTCAAGAGCTTCTAACTCTGCAGTTAGTGATGCAATAAATTTTTTAAATTCAGAAGGACTATCTTTATACTTATCCATTCCTCTTAAAACAAATGATTCAAGTGCTTGAGCTTTTTGATCACTAACTGAATTTTTTCTAATTCTTAAAATAGTTTTATTTGCAAGCTTTTCTGTACTTCCACCTTTTTGAAGTCTAATAAAATCAGTAAGGTTTGATCCTGGTCCAGAATGACCACCCTTTTGGAATCTTGGTGATCTATTAAAATTAATGTCTTCTAGAAGTGGACCATATTTTGCTGCAGCTTTTTTATTTACTACAAACTCTCCAGGCTCAAGAAGTGCTGGTACCTTATCTCCATCTCCACTTCCAGGAACATAAGGTTGACCACCTTCTGCAAGTTTTGCTTTCTTACCACCCTTTGGTCCTCTTCCAGAAGTTTTTGTTCCAGGTACAAATAATTGACCACTTAATGTAACTTCTTCTCTTAAATTTGCAAGATATGCTTCCATAGCTATATTTAACTTATCAAGGGACGATCTTTGATTATTGTATCCACTTGTAAGTACGTCTGAAGCCTTGGATGCTGCAAGCTGTGTGTCGTCTAACATTTCAAATTTTTCTGTCCTTAGTCCTGCAAGTGCAGCACCAAGCTTAGTAATAGACATTGCAGACTTAGTTATGTATCCAAGAAAGTTTCCAAATACACCAGCAAGCATAATCAAAGGACCTGCAACTAGTGTAAATCCTGTTGCAACCTTTAAAAAGCTTTTAACTGGTCCTGGTAGATTACTTGCATACTCAACAAGCATTTGAATAAGATTTGCTGTTTTTTCAAGGAATGGTATAACGGAATCTGTAAGAACTTGACCAACTGGGATCAGAGAAGCCTTAATAGCCTCCATGGATCTTTGGAAACGCATTGAAGAAGACTCTGTAAGAGTTCTAATTTCACCATTTGCAATCTTTGCAAGATCTTGTGAAGAGGCTCCCATAAGTTTTAGTACTTCTACGGTCTGTGATCCTGAAGCATTTAAGTTATCAAATAATGCAGAAATTCTTGCAAACTGATACTTACCAAAAAGCTGTTCAATAATTTGTGCTTTTGCAAATTCATCCAGTCCAGACAATGCTTCTTGAAAAGCCATAATTGTTGGCATAAGCTTTCCCTTATTTGCTTTTACAATTCCGTCAAGATCAATTCCGTATTGCTTTGCTGTCTCTGATGCCTGTCTTGTTGGGTTGATAAGGGAGGCGAGACCAGACTTGATAGCATTTGCACCTTCGGCTGCATTCACGCCTCCCTCTTTCATTGCTACGAGTAGAACCGCTAAGTCTTTAACGTCTCCACCAAGAGAATTAATAACTGGACCAACACGAGGTATTGCTTCAGTTAAGTCTTGGAGTGATGCGGATGTTTGGTTTTCAACAGCGTTAAGGAAGTTAATTGATTCTGCTAACTCAGTTGTACTCATATTAAAAGCACCTTGAAGTGCGAGGGTTGCCTTCATTGCTTCTTGTCTATCAACCTCACCAAGTACGGCTAGGCGTGTTGTCTGTGCAACTGAGTCTAAAAGTTTTTGTCCTTCTAGTCCAGTTGCTGCTAAGTCTGCTGCCAGACCTGCTGTTTCTTTTGCTGCAATACCATATTTACCAGCAAAGTCTTTTGATAGTTGCTCAACTTGGGATCTCATTGTATTTGTTGCTTGTTGATTTGCACCAACAAGGTCTGATCCATAAACCTTTGCAAATCTTGTGAGCTCTTTGTCTACTTCTCTAAATGTTTTAGACACTGCTGCACCAAAAATTGTTAATGGAACTGTAAGACCAACAGTAAGCTGACGACCAGCCCACTGAGTATTTTTACCCCAGTTAATAAGTTGTGTTGCACCATCGTTTACAAGTTTATTGAAGATGGAAAATTGTTTTTGGCTAATAGCCATTTTTGTATTAATATCGCTGGTATCAATTGTAAGAGGAGTGACCAGCATTCCTTGCTGACGACCACCCTTATTTTGTCCCATTCCAATAAGTTGAGACTGTGCTCTTCTTACTTCATCTTCAGCAAGCCTTCTAGCCATGCTATTCTTTTTATAAGCCTGTGCTGCTTCTTTGTAATATTGACGAAGGGTTAACTGATTTTTTTGAAGGGCTTTTCCAAATCTTTCTACGTCACTTGTAAGGTCAACAATTTGAGCATTGAACCCACCAACATTTCCAAGACTGGACATAAAAGAACCTGCACGAGCATTTCTTACCTTATTGGCTTCATTATCAAGCGACTTGAAAGCAGCATTAAGTACAGTAATGTCTTTTACAAGTGATCTAATTTGTGTTTGGGCAGGACCAAAATTTGCATCATAACTAAAAGTAGACCTAACGTCTGACACTAATCTTCACCTATCAATGAGTATGACATTCCAACGTCTGAGGTAAAGCCATATTCCATGGCTCTAGCTGCTTCATCACTACCTGTCAATTTCTTCATTGCCCTCGCTTGAATTTCTTGGTAAGACGCTGGAGCATCACTTCCAGGTCTTCCAGAAGAACCTTCGTCAAGTTTAACTCCCTGCAATGCAGCAAAAAACTTTTGACTTCGTTCGTCTTTCTTGTAAATAGCCTCAAGTGTTGCCACAAGTTCAGGCATAGAAAGAGAACTTTCTAGTTCTTCATAATCCTTCCAGTGACCTAAAAGGAAAACTTCTGATTCTAGAGCAGCTAGGTCTAGTTCTGACCAACTAGTTCCTGAGCTGCTGCTAGCAGGTTTGGGTCGTTCAACCTAATGTCTGCTGCTACCTCTAGAATTTTATACATTGTCTGAAGGTCCAGAGCATCTTCTAGCTTTTCTGGATCATCTGCCAATACTGGATGGTACTGCTTAAATGCAATTTTTGTGCATTCTAGCAAAACACTAAGAAACTCATCTTCTGTTTCTGCTGAAGTTGCAGTTGCCCATACCTTCATTACTTCTCTTAAGTTTTTAATATTTAATGGTTTAATTGTTACTTCAGTACCGTCTAGTAGTTCTAGGTCGATACTTTCATAGATTTTTGTTGCCACAATTTCCTCCTGTGTGATTCCTTTTAATTATATAGTATTTCTCATACAAATGGAATAAGGTGGGTCCTAAGACCCACCTTAAACCTATTAAATTATAACTTAGGCTGTTCCGTATACACGGTCAATTACCTTGCCATAAGTCTGATTGCCATCTGGAGCGTTGTACTCTGATTCAGAGGCAGGAAGAAGACGGAAAGATACAGGGAATACTGTAGCTTCATTTCTTCTAATACCAACTGTAACAGTTTCCATAGAAAGGGCTCGGTATCCAACGTAAAGACGCTCTACCTTCTTTCCAGCTGCAACACCACCTACTGCGGTCTTTGAATCTGGTCCAGGACCAACTACAAGAACTGATCTTTCTACTGGAGAGTATCCAAGAGCACCACCATTTAGGAAGACTGTTTCTTGAGCACCGTTGTTTCCATTAGATCCACCTGTTTTGTCACCGTCTTTGCCACCAATGGTAACAAGAAAGTTCTCTAGAGTTGCTTCTGTGAATGTTGTATTCAACATAACACGCTGACCTTGCTTGAAGATCTTTGCTACGTCAAGAAGCTGATCTACCTGTACTTCACCGTAATCTGGTTCAAAGGACATTTCTGCACCTTCTGAAGTATAGCCAACGTGTCTCCACTTAGTATCATCAACCTTAGCAGGATCTGTGAAAGTATCAGCGTTTCCTGTTGAAGCTAATGTGTTTGGTGACTTTGCGATATCTGTTTCGTCATAGATTACGCCAGCATCTTTACCAATGTAAAGGACACCAGCACCTACGATAATATTTTTTGCACTATAAGACATTTATTTATTTACACCTCCTGCCAAAATAAATTTTTTTAGCTTTTCAGCGTTTCCTCAAGATAATAGTACCATGACCATACTTATGATTTAGTATACTCATACGTCAGGATAAGGCTGGAAATTTTTCTGTCATCTTCTGCTCTATCTCCAAGGAAGTCTAAATCTGGACTTTCCTGGTCTGCTCTAATATACTTAAATCTAATATTATTGCTTGCTTGTGCTGAGTTATTGATTTCCTGAGCAGACTCGTCAAATTTCTTTACTAAGTCAAAAATGTAGTTTTTTACATACTGAATGTTGGCAATATCTTGTTGTTGTTCAGAGCTTGTTACAAAATAGAATATAGTTTGTGCTTTTTCAAGTGCCCACATTGTTCCTTTTATTGGAGGGTAGATGGTATCGTAAATAATGTAGGTAGAAGGATATAGAGTATTTGGATTTGCCACCCTAAGGTCGGCAACCATTTGGTCCATGCTTTTTCCAGCCTCTAAAAATAATATTCTTGAACCATCGGTAATTCCGTTAGGAAGAGAGGTATTGAATGATTTTACGTTCCAGACACCATGGATCTCTTGAGTTCCAGCAATTGCCTTGTTATAAAGATACTTATTAATAATATGAATTGGAAGCTCTAGTGCCATTATCTTGACCTCTTAGAAATTTTTCCTGCAGATGCTGCTGCTTGCATAGCCATACCTGAAATTGTACCACTAGAAATCTTACGAAGTACTAGTTTTGTTTCTGATAATATTGCTCTTTCTATTCTTTCATAAAATCCAAGGTCAATAAGGACCTCGTTTGCTCTAGATGACATAAATTGATTAAAGGTTTCAGTAAAGGAATTTTGTACTGCTACGCCTCCAGGGTTTGCAACATAGCTTTGCTTTGAAAAAACAAGCTCTCCGTCAACTTCAAAAACTAAAGACTTTGCTCTTTTTGGAGTAATTGTTACTGGGGTTCCAGACTCCATGATAAGTGCTTTAGACTTAAATACCTGACCACTTTCACCAGGAACTTTTGATGACAAAAAACTATATTGTAAAACTGCTTTATTTTTATCAGAGGTTACGTTTGACTTAAATAGTCTTGCTCTTGGATCTCCAGATTGACCAGGCTCATATATATGATGGTATTTAGTTGGATTTACTCTTGCTAAGTGATCTATATAAGACTCAAAATATTTAGATATGTGTCGTAATCCATACTCTTGTATTCTTACTTTTTCTTCATTAGATAGCCTATTTATTAGCTCTGCCTGAAAGTGTGCAGTTGCTGCTATTTTTTGAGATAGCTCTCCAGTCCTAACAGATTTAAATTTTGTTTTTTTTGTTAATGAAGCAATTTTTGTGGAATCAATTCTAGACATTTAAACTCCATTTAACTTTTGAACTTCTGGTCTCATTAAAATTGTTTCATACTCAACAATATGTCCACGATGATCTGCTATTGGGGTGCTTCCACGAGGCTCAAATATGGTTGAACCATTAACTCCAGTTGAAGGACTTTCTTTCCAAATAACAAGACCGTCAGAGTTTTTAATATTTGCTACTTTTACTGTAGAGTCTAAAGTTACTCCAGCCCTTACTTTTACTAAACTATTTGTTACTTTTAAAAACTCATCAATATTTACTGTGGTTGAGTTATCTCCAAGACCAGCCCTAACAATTCCTCTTGCAAGACACGGAATAGTTTGATTAAAAACCCAAGTTCTTGTAATAGATCCAGTAGTTGAGCTTTGTGAAATAGATGCTACATAAATGTCTGCGGTCATTGTATATGCTGATTTAGCGACACATGTCATTTAAATCACCAGCATATTAAAGTTCTTGTAAGGTGCAATTAATGCATCAACTGCTAGATTTCCAGTTCCCAAGTAAATATTAGGGCTATACTCTAAATCAAAAGCATCGTTCTTTACGGACTTTAATCCTGTATTTCTGTAGCTCCAGTCTCCACAACGCATATCTTCGACAAGCATAATAGTTGCTTCTTTAATTGCTAGTGGAACAAACTTCCATCCGTATTCTCCACGAACGGTATAAAGACTATTCTTTTCAAATCCACGCTCATTAGCAAGTACAGTTGGCTCTGCCCATTCAAATAAATTTGCACCTTCTTCAATAACCTTTAGTCTCATTTTGCTTTCTGAAATTGCAACTGGTCTATAAAACAAGTTAATTGCAGGATCTTCTGTGGAATCAAAGATTATTTGGTCGTCTTTTACAACCTTATCAAATGACTCAACTCTTTTCTTGAGATCTAAGACATCACTTCCTTGACCATATGCCTGGATTGATTCATAAGTAAATCCAAACTGATCACTAACTTTAGAGTCAATGATAAACCTAGCTCTTCTTTCTAAGGCTTCTAATTCTGTTTCTTGACCAGTTATACCAAGTGCATCCTGAATGTCTGTTACGGTTGCGTATGGTCTCACTAACGAGGCATATAGTGTATCTTCTGTAAAAGAAGCTTGATCAATTACTTGAAGATTAAGTTGAATTTTTCTATTATATTTTACAACATCATACGGGAGTGTAATATGAAATGGCTGGTAAGCAACTGGGGTAGTTACAGCAGTTTTCTTTTCTGCTTCATCAGCAATTAGATAAACTCCAAGAGATGTATCATAAACATCATAGATTAAGCTATCTGTTCCAGCAGGGGCTCTATATTCAATTACTAAAGCGTCTCCGTCACTAGTTAAATATTCTTTCATTAATCAATACCATAAAAAGACTTAATCTCTTCAGTTGTAGCCTTTCTAACTTCTCCTCTTGCTAAATTTAATATCTCTTCTGCCCTGCTTGCTGACATTACCTGAAATGGCTGCTCAAATGTAAATGTCACAATATTTGAAACATTTAGAGCACTTCTTGGGTGAACCATCTTTAAAACAACATCGCTTTGAGGTGATGTTTCTACTTTTTCTTTTGTTTCTACTTTAATTTCTGTTTCTTCTTTAATTTCCGCTTCAACAAATGCAAAATCTTTGTCTACTTTTTCTAAATAAGATTCCCAGGTATATCCTGATTCCTCAATGGCACCAAGGTAATCAACCTTTTTCTTCAAATCTTTAATATCAATATCTAGTACTTTACAAATTGCTTTTAGCTCAAGAACTGTTTTCTTTTCAAACATGCGTCTGCCTCCACATTAATTATACTACAAAAAAATAGAAGAAGGGCTACATTTCTGTAACCCTTCTTCTTTGTGCTTAAGTTTATTAAGCTGAAGGCTGACCAACTGCAATAGCTGATTTTTCTTCAAGTGCAACGCCCATACGAACGAATACTGTGTATTCCATAGTATCCTTCTTTGGCTTGAACTCACGATGTACAGTAACATCTCTCTGGAAGCCCCAAATACGGTTGCTTGGTACGGTTAGATCAACATAGTTGTCTGGGTACAAAGGAACTTCTAGTACTGGGAGTCCGAAGATTAGATACTGAGCACCTGCTGGTCCACCAATCTGTGGTAGAACACCATCAATCACTCTCTGTGCAACAGCCTCTGGAACACCACCTGCTCCGATTTGACGGAGTTCAGCGATTAGTTCCTGAAGATGCTTGCTGTTCATGTAGAACTTCAGATCCTGACGGCGAGCCTTGAACTTACGAGGCAAAGCATTGTAGATAGTCTCCAATGCTTCTAGTGTTAGCTTTGTTGAAGCACCATCACCAGATTCAGGAGAAGTCTCCCAAATGTCGGTCAATGTTGCAGCAGCTGCTGCAGCTTCGTGGGCACCTGCATAGTTTGTATCAAGTGTCTGACGGATAAATCCTGCAAGGGTATTATTGTAAGTACCATTGCCAGACGATCCTGGACGACCATTGATTGCAATATCCTCAAGATCGTTACCGAACTGAGTTGCCATCAAACGTACAACGTGATCTTCCAACTGCTGACCTTCAATGTTATCCTCTAGGGATTCTGTTGAAAGTTCGTAGTCTAGACGGAACTTGGTTGTTGTTAATTCAATCTTTGTGAATGCTGGGGCAGCGTTTGAGCCTGTATCCTCAGCTTGTGTTGCCTTAGCAACAAGACGTGAACCAACACGAACCTTATCGAGTTCCATTGTATTACCACGCATAACTACTCTACGACCATCATTGGCGAGAACCATCTCGTCAAAGATATAGTCGATAAATTGTGCTGACTGTGCTGGGTTTAGTACACCACCATTGTCACCTGTATTTCCCTGTGCTGTCATAGCACCTGGAGATTCAAGTGGGGAGAGAACTGTACCGCTAGCAGCAGCCTTTTCTAAAATATTATCACTCATTTTTTATTTTTCACCACCTTTTCTTAGTTAATATATTCTGCGGAACCGAGGAAACGCCCGCCCCACATTGACTTCTTCAATGTGGAATTATTTTCTGGAGCATTTTCCAATTCTCCAGACTTCTTTACTGCTGTATCTGACTCAACTGCGTCCACACGATTAATAATCTGTGAAATGGTTTCTTGAACCTCAGCTAGAGTCTTTGACAGCTCTTCTTGCTTTGTTGCAAAAGAACTTGTTACGTCTGCAACACTCTTTGCAACAGCATTTACAGATTCTGCACTTTTAGCTGTACCTTCTGATACAGTTGCAGAAATAAAATCTTTGATTTCGTCCAATGCTTTTACCAAGTCAATCGCTTCACCGTTATTTTCGGTGGAAGCGTCAGTGGCAACCTCATCTGACTTTTCTACAGATTCTTCTGTAGCAGCCTCTTCTACAGGAGCTTCTTCAGCTACTGCTTCTTCAGCTTCAGGAGCTTCTTGTGTTTCTACAACATCTTCTGCACCTTCAACTACTTCGTCTACTTCAACAACCTCTTCGGTTGTTACTTCTTCATTATCAGCCACGATAACACCTCCTTCATTATTTTTGGTGGCAACTGACTCAATTTGGATATCTGTTCCAATTGCCTTATCTACTGTCTCTTCAGACAGCAATTCTTTTGTAGGAATTCCAAAGAATTTCTTTACCTTTGCATTCCAAGACCTTAAAGTTTTCATTTTATGTCCAACCTTTGTTTCCGTTGGTTTCCACGAATTTCCTTCTTTTCTATAAACCGTAATAACAACTGCAGGATCTTCTGGAGTTCCAGTTACAGTTACAGACGAGTTAGGTACATTAATTTTACCATTAGTTACTACTCTTGTTACCTTGCCACGAGCGGTGCCACCAGATGATCCCCACTGAACAAAATCTCCAACAGAAAATGATGATTTTTTAACATCATCTTTATCTTTGTCTTTGTATTTAACTTCAGTTTGAATATCTGAAAACCTTCTTGATTGCTTTGGATACTTCTTTGGAGTATCTTCACTTGTAATTACATTATTAGACTTTTCAAAGTGTGAGTCTAGTGCTTTTGCAATTGCTTTTGAAAGATCTTCACCTTCCATGGTCTCTACCCATCCAATTGAATCAAGGTTTTTGTTGCATAGTGCACAATCCTTAGACTCTGACTCTCCAGTAAATGCAACACCGTCTGTTTCGCACCAAAAAACATTATCAATGTGGGACTTTTCAAAAATTCCTTCTGCTACGGTATTGGTTTTTTGAATTGAAAAAATATTTGCTAATTGATTTGCTGGTGAATCAACAAGTGATAGCTCAACCAAATCATAGTCTTTAATAATTCTAACAGTGTGTTCTAGTTCTGGGTCATAGACATTATCTGAGTCTTTTACTGCTCCACCGATTGAAAAGCCAGTAAGTGTTCCATCAAGAACCATTTCCCAGATATCTGAGGCACCCTTTGAAATATATGTATCTACAAATACTCCACTATATTGCTTGTTTGTTGCTTGATCGAAAAATGTTTCTGTTCTAAAGTTTACTACTTTTCCAGCAGGAATTGGCTGGTGCATGAGGCGAACATTTCCTCTAAAATTTTCAAATGCTTTTTGAGATGCGTCAGCAGAAACACGATCACCTTGACGATCAATATTATCAAGTGTTGCAAAGCCAGAGACTATTCTCTTCTCTACATCAACTTTTGAGATAGGCATTGTCAGCGTTACCTGCTGACCATTAGTAGATAATGAAGCCTTTTGTAAATCTACCATAGCATTCTTATTATATAACACTTTTGTTATTATAGTGTTAACTATTGTTGCTGTCTTCCTTCACCTTGGGTTGCTCTTGCACCAGTTCCTGAGTCTGCAGCATTACCAGTTCTTTCCTGATCTCTTCTTCTGTTTCCAGTTGCTCTTGCTGTTTGATCTGCTGCCTGTTGTGGCTTTAAGTCTACTGGTTCGTCTCCACCAGTAATTGGAGGAAGTCCAAGTCTTGGTCTAACTTCATTTGGCATTACAACCTGCATTCTAAGATATCTTTCATCAATCTTTGATTGGGTATCTTCGTCAGTAAGAGTTAGTTCCTTAAAGTGAAGCTTAAACATATCAGTCTTTTCAGCAATGATTCTGTTAACTTTCTTTTCTAAAATGTCCTGCTGTGGTCTACATACCTGCTCTTTAAATGTCCTATCTGATTCACGAGCATTTGCAAGAGAAATGTTTTCTGCAGATCCAATTTTAGAAATTGGAGTTCTGTGAGCCATAAGAATTTCTTCACGATTTGCTCTTCTGTAGTTGTTAAATGAAGAATCTTGGATACCATTTTCAATTGCCTCCATCTTCATTTCTACCTTATTTACACCATCGTCAGCAGGTAGTGGGACTACTACTGTTCTATGATTTTGACCACGCATATTATTTTGCATAAATTCAAATAGTTTTTGCTCTGCTTCTGGTGTAAACTTTGCACCCTTTAACCAGAAAATATATCTAGGAACTGCTTTGTTTTCAAAGTATTCTAGATTATATTTAGATGCAAATTCGTTTCCAGCCATTGCATTTTTAGCAGTTACAATTGGTGGAATTCCGTAATAAGTATTGGTTGGGGTATATTCTTTTAGGTGAATAATTTCGTTTGGACGAGGATCTGCACCAACTGGATTTGGCTGACTTACATCCTGAAAGTTTCTAAAGAATACTGCCTTACCATTTACGATCTGAACAAATCCATCACGAAGTCTACGGATACGCATTGTTGCTGCTGGAATGTGACCAATGTATCCAATTTCTCCAGCAGAAGTTCTACCAATTTCTAGGTATCCATTTCCAGTAGCTTCTTTATCAATGTACGCTTTCATTAAAGTAGCAGTAAATGTGTCGTCATCGTTGCGAGACTCAATCCATTCTGTTACCTCTAACTTGACTCTTTCCATTTTTCTTCTTGCACGAGCAAGTTGATCCATATCTGTCATTTCTTCAAATCTTTGTTGAACCTGCAAGGTTTCTTGAAGTTCGTACCCAAGACCAACAATGTTAGAAACTTTTGCTTGAATAGCAGCATAGTTTGCAGAAGATACTTCAAAAATCTTTGCTAGTGAAGATAAGTTGTATGGAGGTTCAATTACATCAAATAGACCGTATCCATACTTGTCTGGAATCATTTGCTTGGATGATGCACCCTGACCACTCAACTCATTGTTGTCTGCTTTTTCTAATCTACGCTTTGCAGATCTACGAAAATTGTGGCTAAGACCAGAAAGAGAAAGGATCTCATCTCCAGACTTTTTAAATTCATCTGATCCAGTCCAGGGAGAATCTGCTTTAGGTGTTGAAAAAAGCTTTACTCCGCTTACTTCTCTATTATTTTCTTCCATTACTAAACAACTCTTTCCAGTTTTCTGTATCGCCATAAGGTGTCAATCCTTCAGCCATTCTTTCAATATCTTCTCTAGCCTGTGTATCTGTTGCTCTGCCAACTCCAGGCATAAATTTTGCAGTTCCTTCTGGCTTACCCCAATATGCTGCAGCATCTGCAAGTGCTTTCATTTTTGAAATATCATACTGGATGGATGGGACATTTAGAGTATTGCCATCATTGTCCATAAATGGTTCTCCATTTGGCAGGACCCATACATAAATTCCAAGAGATGACTTGCTTTCTACAACACTTAACTTGTTATTTGATTTTGACATACCACAATGATACCATAATTAACGCCAATTTGTTAACTAGCGTTCTGGAATTCTTGTTGATGCTGATGGAGTGGCAGTAGGCTTATAACTAACAATTTTTCTTTGAACAATATCCCTTGTGTAATTATTTAAATCATCTCTTATAAAATAATAGTTTTTGTTATCTTTTCCACCAGAAACATAAACAACTTGAAAGTTTGAAGGATTTGTAAGCTTTGTAATAAAAATGTAAGGATCTGAAATAGCAGTAACCTGATATATTCCATTAAGAGAATTATTTGCTCCTTGATCTTTAAATAAAACTACTGTTCCTACACCTAATTGGACTCCATCAATTCTAGTTAAATCTTCAATTCCAGAGTAATTTAGTCTGTAGCTGCTTCCAGACAATTGAGAAATAGAGTATGCTTGATTTGAAGCAACATCTATATGTTGACTAGAAAATGAAGCTTGATTTGAAAGAGGCTGAAAAGTTCCTCTTGACGAAGTAAGGTCAGAGTCGTTTATGTACATTGCAACTTGACTGGACGATCCATACCCTCTTCTTTCAACATATATACTAAATGCATTACTATAAATTCTTTTTACAGCATTTGCAGTTGGTCTTCCACTTGTTATTAAAAGGTTATCTAACTGCCAAGCACTTCCTCCAAATCCAAAAATTAAAGGATTTGTGTTTGGAATAGCATTGCCTTCATTAAATACAATAGCGTAATGGTTCCAAACATTAATGTTGTATGTTTTTGCTGAGTCATAAGGATCTCCGTTAATGTAAAGCTTTGCTGTTCCAGTAGTAGGATGCAACACACCAGATTCTCTAGTTGACCATTTTATTTCTGTGGTCCCATATTTTAATAAATTAATGTCTGTAACTTCAGACTTTGCTCTAGCAGCAAACATTACAGAAAAATAAGTTAAGTTTCCATTTGTTGGAGTTGTTGTTAGAGGTAGGCTAACATAATTTGATTTTTCATAAACCCCAGACCCAATAGATCCTACTTGTACTCCAGTATTAAAAGATCTATAAAGATCTGTTTTTGCTTTTACGTCTGCAATTTTTTTAAATGGAGTTTGAACAGAACTAGAAACTTGAGTATAAATTCTAGGATTTGATCCTCTACTATCTGTATTAATTTCTAAATATTTTAAAGAGTCATCTGTTTTTGCGTTATAAGAATAAATTCTTAAATAATTTAAAGATCCAGGATATTTTTCATTGTCAAAAGACTTCAAGGTACCCTTTACACTAAAGTAAAGTTCTTTTACTTTTGGAGGAGAGCTTGCAAAATATGGAAGATAAAGGTATCTAAGATCTACTGCGTTTGCAGAAGATATAATTTCTGTTGTTACGCCATTAACAACTTTTTCTAAAGTATATTTAACATCGGCTATATTTGATCCTAAATCCACTGCTATTGGAACCTTAATGTCATTAACCGATGTTTCTAAAAATTGAGTTTCAACCAAATCGGATAGGGAAAATCCAAATTCAAATGTTCCATTGACAGAAATTCCAAATCTTTCTTCTGATTTTATTGGATAGGCTTGATAAAGCAAAGTTTTATATTTAGCTGGATATTGAGATATATTTGTAATTCCAGTCAAATCTTGATTATGAATATCTATTTGCCAAAACTTTCCGTCAAATCTTTTTGTCTGTCCAACAGTAATATTTGAAGGGATGTTTTCATTAAAAAATACTGGTGCTGTACCAACTCTTATATAGCCATCTTGAAGTGGAAAAATGCTTCTGATGGTTGATGTTGTTTGATCTATTCCAGTGCTTGAGTCTTTAATTCCAACCTTTATTTTTCCATCACTTAAAACATATAGCGATATTACAAAAGTATTTCCTTGTAAAACAAAGCTTCCTCCACTTCCAGAAAGCATTTGTGTTGGAGTATTTCCATTTATTGATTGTGTAATATTTACAACGGTTCCAGTAATTGTTGCTGAAATTGAACTATTAGAAGACTTTGAACCAATATAAAAAAGTTGCTGTTCATTGCTTCCATGACCTGTTGAAGGAATTGAAAACTTAAAAGAAACTCCAGAAGTTCTACTGTCTGTTATTCTTTCATAGTTTGAAACTTCAGCATAGGAGTATGCATTGTCTGGGAATTGAATATAGTCAACGCTTGATTCTGTTCCAAACATATTTGACTTTGTTACTCCACTGTTAGAAGATAAATATAAATTAACTGGTGGCTGGGACTTTGTTACTAGGTTATCATTAACAAACTCCAACCTATTATAAGTAGTTGAAGGACTCCATGTAGAGCTACTGTAATAATCAATAGCTTTTACTGGTGCAGTTTCTTGCATAGTTAAGTCATATGAAGTTCCGCCATAATTTGCTGACAATGTTTTATTAATTGAATATCCAAGACCATAAACATAGTGTATTTTGCAAAGGTCAGTAGTTAGTTGGTAGTTATAGGTTGCGATTGTGTCAAAGGATACTGCTAAAAATGGGGGAGCAGAAGATGTTAGTGGTGCTGGAAATTTAAAGTTAAATTTTCTTTCTGATTCTGCACTTGGCTTTGTTAAAAATAAGTCTTTTTCAATTACTACTTTTCTTCCAGCTTTTCCATTAACAACAATTTGAATTGAAGTTGGGCTGTATAAACAAACAACATGAAGTGGAGCATTAAAGTTTTCAACATGGACTTCTGATTCATAAAGGTACTTGCCGTAGTCACCAACCTTAAAAACTAAATATTCAAAATTTTTAATGTAAACTCCAGTATTTGAGTTTCCATAGTTGGTATTTTCTCCTTGAAGTTTAACTATTGCAGATTCTCCAAAAATAATGTTTTCGTCTAATCTATCAAAGTTTTCTGGAAGCTCTAAATTCATCCAAAACTCAAAAGACAGGTTTTTCTTTTGACTTGAGGCAGAAAACATTCCTTGAGAAGGAACATAAAATAAGTTATTATCTGTAGCGTAATTATTTGTGCTCCAAGCACCAGCATTATTTACAGAAACTGTTCCAGAATATGTGATAGGTATCTTACCTTTAAAAAATTTACCAGAATTGTATGCACCATTTGCACTTGCACCTTTAAATCCATCTGCAACAACATCAGATATGCCATCTGGCTCATCTAGAGCCCAGACGGTATCTGGATTATCTCGCATTATAAGAGTTGAATAAGACATAGGTACCTCTTATACATTATACAGTTTTAGCGGTACCAAAATCACTTATATCACAAGCCCCTGCAACACATGCAAGATCTTGAACACTAGTAGTTCCATCAAATGTTTCATAAATCTCTAACCATTTCCAATCAAGGTCTGCTGGAGTTTCAGAAACTAATGATTCATATTCTTCCTTTGTGCATTCTTGATATGGTGCTTGCTGATAAGTATGCTCTGAATAAGGTAAGAAAGATACGCCAGACATTTCATCAATATGGTCATATACCCAAGCACCTACTGCCATCCATTCACTTTCTTTAACAGAAACAGTAATAGAAGGCTTATGCTCTGCCCAATGTCTTTGGTAGGTAAGCCAGATATCTAAATGCTGTACGGCAGTTAAATCTTGACGAAGTGTTGCACCTTCTGGTGCAGCAATAGGAAATGAAAATACCATAGTGTCGTTTGGCTTCATTACATCTGGCTCATGCTTAATTCCCATATCTACTAAAAATGATGTAATTGGGTCTTTCATATCTCCACGAATTGTTCGTGTGTAATATTGAGAGTGCCATGGATGCATACCTGAAGATGCATTTACTAATTGAGAAACTGTGCCAGATGGCTTAACGCATGTAATTGCTGCTGCCTGGTTTACTCCAATTTCTTTAGCCCACTTTGCATTAACTTTAACTGCATGTTCACGCATTTCATCAAGCCACTTAGAAAGCTCTTCTACGCCTCTAGAACCATTCAGGACAGGATGAGATAGCTGACCTGTTAGTGAGACACCAAGTAAACTTTCTTCTTCTGAGTTCTTCTGCCAGATTTTTCTTAGGTACTTAAATCTAGTAAATGAGGATTGAACGGTTCCAAGAATAGTTGCCAATTCAACCTTGTCTTTTAGTTCCTCAAGAGTGTCTGTATCACGAACAATAACTTCTGTAAGGTTACAGAACTGGTAAGGGCGTAGAATAATCTCAGAACATGGGTTTGTTCCAAAGTCTACAGTATGATCTCTACGACCATTCTTTTCTGCAACATTTTGTGCTGCTGCACGACTAAAGATTCCACGCTCTCCTGACTTTGAGTCATATAATGCTTTCCACTCATCCATAAATACTTCCATGGTTGGACGAGTTCCATAAACTGCAGAATTATTTGCAAGAGCTCTTTGACCTGAATATTCCCACCATGAACCAGACTTTGCTGCTGCCATATTTCTATCTTCTAGGTCTGAAAGTGAAATCATTGCTGACCTACGAACTCCACCAACAACTACGACTTCTGCAATCTTACACATTAAGTCATGTGCCTCTAGTGGTGTAAGCTTTCTACCTGCTGCACCCTTAACAATTGCAATGGAAAACTTAAACAAACGATCTAATGGATCTGGACCAGATGCACGACCACCAAAAGTCTTAAGACGAGCACCTGCAGGACGAACCTGAGACATGTCCCAAGATGGAATTTGACCTTGCCACAAAAGTGCAAGAAGTTCTTTTAATGATCGAGCCCATCCTGCTTTGGAATCTTCTACAACAATAGTGGTATCTGTTTTTTCAAAATGTTCGGAGATTTCTGGTAACTGATTTACATAACGTGACTCTACTGAATATCCAACACCAGTTCCACACATAAGAATATACATAGCTTCATCAAAGGATCGGAGAGAATCTACTGGAAGGTAGGAGCAGTTGTAGAGGCATGTGCTATCACGATCTAAGGCAGGTCCAGCGGTCATTAAACCTCTCATGGATGGCATTACCCTAGTTGTTAAAATAGCCTCTGAAATTTGTTTCTTAATCTTGTCAGACATAGAATATCCATTATGCTTTTCCAATGCTTCAAACATGTATGTAGTGTAACGACTTACTGTTTCGTCCCAATTCTCTCTACGATTCTCTGTTTCCATCCATCGTGCATATCGTGTTTTGTGAATTACCTGCTGATAAGCGGTGGGTAAAACATAAGTCATTAAAATCATCTCCGTTTAAAAAATATTTGATTCGCTGAATAGCGAGTACCTCTATTCTACACCATATTGGTCACAGTTCCAAAATCAGGGTGTGTGATAAGATTAAGTCATGATAACAATACAAGAATTACATATTTACAATAAATTACAATCAGCTGGTGTAGTTGCAGAAATTAAATGTCCAGGAAATCCAGATCATATGTATATGCTTCCTTGGTTTACAGAATCAGAAGAACCAGTATTTAAGTGCATAGCTTGTAATACAATATTACATTTAGGTAACGATTTAATAAAAAAGATTAAATTTCTAGTCAGTGAACTAGGAAGTAGTGTATAATTGTTATTTATATAATATAGATAGTTTTAAAGTATTATTATATTAATAATATAATTTATATTAATTATATATTAGGAAGCAGACGAAACATCTGCAGTAACTAAAATTGGACCAGTTAAAATTGTAGTCTTATTAGTTCCATTTGTCATTTCAACATCATAAACATAACTTTTATTTGGAACTAGATTTGCAGATTCAGTTGAAGGCAAAGTAACTTTGATAACTCCACCAAGCAAACTTTCTTTTGTAACTGTAAGTGTTGCAGCTACTGTAGTCTTACCTTTTTCTTTTATCTGAGCAATAAAAGTTGAACTAGTAATATTTAAGAAAGTTGTTGATCCAGTTTTCAAAGTCATTTGAAAAGCAAAGGTATCTCCACGATAAATCTTGAATGATTTAAAGCCTGGAAGCATTAGCCAACAACTACCGTCTTAAGATCTGTAATCGAACTATTTGTTGTTACTGTTACAGTGTTTGCATCAGTAACTACAATTGCAGCATCTACTTGGGCACCTGCAAGCCAGCAATTAACTGTTACATCTGAAGTTGCAAGACCATGTGTGATGGTATGTGTTGTTCCAGTTGTTGTTGTAACATACTTTCTAGCAATTGCAATTTCTGAACCAGAAATACCTGCTGTCCATTTATCACTTGTTTCATTCCATAAGAACGAAGCATTTGTAGATGTTCCACGCTCAACTTCAATACCTGCGTTTAAAGAAGGAGTTCCAGTTACAGTTGAGTTAAGTAAGAACAAGTTATCTTCAACATTAATTGTTGAAGTTGAAACTGAGTTAATTGCACCAGCAACATCAAGGTCTCCGCTTACTGTAAGGGTTCCTGCAATTGTTACATCGTTTGGAAGACCAACTTGGATTGTACCAGTTTTTACTGACCCAGCACCAGTTCCTGTTACTTCAATTTCATTTGGTGTTCCTTCTATGCTTAAAGCACCAGAGTTTGTTACAGTAACATCGCCAGTAGCCTGGTCAATTGTTATTCCTGTTCCTGCAGTAATTTCTGTTACACCAGTGTTAGTAAACGCTAGTGTTCCAGCACCACCTGCATTGTCTGTATAAACTACAGAAATTCCAGAGTGTGTTGCGGTTGTTACTAGGTTAGCAGCACGATCATCAACAGCTTCGTTGAAATCTGAAATTGTTGTAGAAGCGTGGGTATGAGTATCATTTCCAACTGTTGCTTCAAAACTTACGTTTCCAAGATTTGTTACAGTTCCGCTACCAGTTACATCTCCAGTAAGAGTAATTGAGAAATCTGATACGTCAAAGTCAAGGGTATTATCGGAATCATCATAGGATACTGAAATTCCACTTTCGGTATTTGATGTGACCATTCCACCAACTGCATCTGCAACAGCTTCGTTAAAGTCTGAAATTTTTGTTGATTCAAGGCTAGGAATGTCTGCAGCTACAAGTGATCTAAATGTTGGAATAGCTGCTGTTGAGCCAGAACCTGGACCAGCAAGAACAGTGTTAACTGCTGATGTATTCCATTCAAATCCTAGTGTTCCTGAAGCGTTAGCAGGAGATCCTGATACTGTAAATAGGTCTGGGGCATCTAGAGAGATAGAAATTGTTGGAACGTCATCGGTATAAGCGATTGTCTTCCATGCAGTTCCATTGTAAAGCTTTAGATGATTTTGGTCACCACCTGCACCAGTAAAGTAAATGATACGACCAGAAGTTAGGTCCGAACTAGGATTTGTTGAAAAATCCTCAAAAATAAATCTTTTTGCCTTGTTTAATCCAAGGTCTAAATCAACTGTAAACAGTCTTGATGCCATGATAATCAGTTTTCCCTATTGAAGTAACAGGGCTAAGTTAGATACGCTGTACCGCTTGAAGCACTGTTCATTACAATTTTAACAGTATTACTGTTCAAATACACTAAGTCAGTTTCAAGAATTCTGCTTGAGTTGTCCAAAACTGTGACGTTTGGATAAAAGTTTAAATTATGGTTAATTGTCCATTCATTAGAAATGACTGTTTGAGTGTGGACATGTCTAACATGATTTACTGGATTTGAGCCAATATCTGGGTAATCAATTACAACTACCCCAGTTTTTCCATTAACTGAAGTTACTGCACTAATAGCCTCAACTACGGAAAGCTCAACATTAAAGTTTTCTTGTGAGGCAACCACATTAGCCTGACCAGTTTCAAAGTCATATGTGGTGGTTGATCCAACAGTACTAATTCCATCATTAATTACTGGAGCTAAAATTAGGGATGCAAGAAGATTATCTTCTTCTACTATGATGGATGTAATATCAGACATACCACGATTATAGCATTAAACGAGCTTCAACAGAATCTAAATGATCTCTTACTACCTTTTCCCATTTCCACTCTTTATGAACGTCCAGTGCTCTTTTAGACTGAACCTCTAATATGCTTTCAATATTTTTTTCAGTGTGTTGCATAAGAGTAGCAAAATGGTTTAGGTCAGGTCTAAACATTTTTCCAGGATGTATAAGCTGCCAAGGATTATATACAAGTTCCGAATTAATAATTAGTTCTGGGCAGTGACGCTTGTAGTCGCACCATCCATCTGTCATAACTACTGGCATACCTGTGGCTAGTGCTTGTAGTGGCATAAGACCAAATCCTTCTCCCCAAGAAGGATAAAGCAAGGCGTGGTGCTGACCAACAAAGCTAGCAAGTTCTGAATATGTAACGGTGTCTATAACAACATTAATGTTTGGCTCATTAATTTCAAACTCACATGCAGAGTAAGCTTTAACAGTTAGCTCTACATCTTTTCTTCCAGCGTATAGTTCAAGAAATGTATTAATTACTTCTGGTAAATTTTTTCTGTAAGCGGGATGACCCATGTGAAGAAACTTTATCTTATCATCTACTTTTCTTTCAACAGGAGCCCAGGTATCATCAATTCCATGAGGAAATACATAAATTTCTTTGTCTGTAAATTTACTAAATACATCTTTACAAAATTGATTAGGTACCCACATTTCATCAAGGTGGGAAATATATTCTTCCCACATAGGCTGAAGCTCAGTAGACTCCCAGGCTGTGTATCCAATTTTGTAAGAATCTTTTCCATGAAACTTATAGAATTGGGGATGGCTGAAAGTAACCTCAACTGGGTTCTCTCGTTCAATTAAAAGACTATGATTTGTTTTGCCAATGTTGGTAATTATTTTATGTGTGGCATAGCCATACCCAGTCTTGATATTGCCATCGCAATTATTAAAACCAAACTTCAAGACTTTACTTTCTGTTAGTTGCGTTCTAGTTTGTCTAAACGCTCTTCAATACGACCAACGGCATCTTTAATAGATGTTCCATGGTTTGGTCTCATTTCAAAAGATATGCAAGCAATTTCTTCTTCCATAAATCTTAGTCTTTCTTGCATTCCAGGACGACCATCAAATCCTGGTCTTGGTTCTTCACCAAAGTAATCATCTAGGAAGTGTATAAATCTTTTTACAAGCTTTGTAGCTTTATATAGTCCAACACCAATAACTCCAGTTGCAGTTATTGTTGCAGCAATGGTCATCAACCATTCATTTGGAGTCATCGTCTATACACTTCCACAAAGACTACTTTGAAGTAGTCTTCTTTGCTGTAGATTTTTTAGCAGGTGCCTTAGTTGCCTTTTTTGCAGGTACAGCTGGTGCACTTGCAGTTTTTGCTTTTGGGGCTTGCTTTACTACCATCTCTGCAATATCAACTGCTTGCTTGGCTAGTGATTCTGGGGTTGCAGTCTTACCGAATGCAATATCGTTCTTATTCATGTAGCGAATTGCTACTGGTGCAAATGCTGCGACTAGAGCAGATAAATAACTCTGCCATTCAGTAACACCTGCTAAGTACAATGCAATTGCTGCTGCTAGGAATGCTCTTCCGTATGACTGTAGCATTGCCATCTGTGACTTTGACATATATTTCTCCAATGTTATTCCCGTTTGGGATTGTAATAACTATTATACAGCAAAAAAAAATAAAATTTCGGCGGTGGCGTTCGGCGAAAAGAGAACAAACACCAACTCCCTATATAACTTGACACAAGATAAAAAGAGTTGCTATAATAGGTAACTACGAACAAAGGATTATATATGTCAGAAGAACAAATTGACACAGAAGTAAAGAATATGAATGATAATCTAGGAACTATCCTATATATCATGTTAGGTCGAATTTATGATCTCCTGGTACTAATTGCAGATAGTCAAGATAAAGGTGAAGATGTATTAAAGCTTATGGAATTACATCGTCAAGGTAATATTATGTCACCTCTACCTGCATTGAATGTACCAGATTTTGAATCAGAAGAAAAGTCTTCCACAACCCCCGAAAAATAAAATATGGGTATGCCAGTTAATCCTGAGAAAAGAGATGCTCAGAGAAAGTATTTAAATAACTTTAAGTTATCTAAAGGTTGTTTAGTATGTGGTTACAATAAGAATCCTGCAGTATTGCAGTTTGCTCATAAAGATCCTGCAGACAAATATAGAACTAGAACAGGTAGAGTTGTTAACCCAACTGATTTAATGAAGTATTCTTCAGGTTATAGCTTTAAGGTAATATTAGCTGAAATAGATAAGTGTGATGTTCTATGTGCTAATTGTCATGCTGAACAAACACACCCAGATTTTATAGTATAGATAAGCAGTTTTAAGTCATGCTTAGGACTTATGAGTTTTAGTTATTACCAAACTTCATAATGTTCGATATCTGATCTAGGTTCAATATTTTTTAGACAAATTTTAAGAAGCCCTTCTTCGATTGAAACTCCTTTATATGCTACTTTAACGTTTTCAGAAAGAGTAAATTGCTTTTTGAATTTTCTTGAACTAATTCCTTTATGAAGATAAATAAAGCCATCTTCAGGCTTTTCTTTGCTTTCTCCAATAACTGTTAAAACATTGCCTTCTCTGTAGACTTTGACTTCATCTTCTTTAAATCCAGCAATAGCTAGATGAATTTCATAATCCCACATTTCCCAGCCTTCGCCAAGTTCAGCGTATTCAGCCTTATTTTCATCAGAAATTTTGATTACGTTATATGGAGGATATGATGACTCATTTAGCATACTGTTTGCCTTGTCAAATAGGCTTTCAAATCCAATCAGAAATGGATTGATTGTTGACATAGTTGTACTTACCATTTTTTTGCTCCTTTTAAGCGAGTTAATTACAGTCCCGTTCGGCAACTGCTAGAATATTATAGCAAAATATAAAAAGATTGTCAAGTTTAGTGAGCAGTTTTCTGTCTTTACTCAGGACACTTACCCATCCCAAGGTAAACTTGTAGCTTTTGGCTATTTGATAGAGATACGCTTTTAGATTTACTCTCTACAGGGACCCCTCAATTATAGCAAATGTACTGCTTTAGGTACATTGTTATACAAACGTTATCTACTTGTTATCATTTTGTTATATATTAATGTGATGTAGGTCACATATATATAATCCTATAAAATGTGAATGCAATTTTATATTTTAGATCTGCAGCTATACCCATTTTCACCAAAATGTGAATGAGATTTTTATTTGTATGATGCCGAATTTTCAAAAAAGCTTTCAAAAAACATAGTGAGCACATAAAGAAAAAAACAAAATGCCCTAGACAATTTGTCTAGAGCATAATGCGGTTTTATTTTCAAAGCATAATGCGGTTTTAGAAATCATCTATGCTTGCTAGGTATGCACCAATCATAACTAGTAACATAATGAATCCAAATAATAATTCCATTGACTACCCCTCGATTGCTTCAATAACTATTGCACCAATAGCAGATACTAAACCAATGGCAACGGTTGCTATCATCACATTGACAGACATTCCATTGAGACCAATGACTAGTAGTTGTAACTCTAGTAGCAATGCAGGTAATGAGAATACCGCAATGCCTAGCAATACATCACGCAAGTGGAATAGAAACATAATTATTCACCTGCCAATTCTTCGTCTACCTCGCACAAGATGCAGGTTAATTCTTCCCACACGGCTAGGGTATCTCCACACACGTTACAGTGTGTCTTGCTTGTTAGTTCCAAATCGTTCATTTGATTTGTCCTTTCGTAGTTTCTAATAGTTTTAATCTAGCAGGGAGGTCTGACACTTTTAGAGTGTGGGCTATTGCCCACACTCATCGCAATCTAGGCACATACCTACATAACGTGGCACGAAATAAATCGTGTCCTGCATAAGGTTTGCGAAATTATCGCAGGTAGCACACTCAACCAATTCGGTTGCACTAGTGCATTCAACGCATACCTGATGAGTAGCGTGTTCAAAACCCTTAACCAATACGGTCTGGGTAGGTGCGTCTAGTTCGCACCATTCGCAAATAGTTGCTGTTATCATTTCGATAACCTCACTTTCTTTAGGATAACCTTTATCCAATAATCTAAGTAGACCACACACCCCTGACAATTTCAAGCCCAAACACCCTATTTCAGGTGAACATTTGGTGAACAATAATCCACAACTTATACACAGCCTGTGGATAAAGTTATACACAAGTTATTAACACCTGTGGATAACCTGTGGAAAACGCCGACCATTTTTTCTGGGCATTGTCAATTACGACACACCTACGAAATCAGTGGAAAATACACAGCGATTCAACGAAATACGTCTGTGGATAACCTGTGTATAAAGAGTTTACCTAATGTTCATCTAACACATACCCCAAATGGGGCAAAATTGTCAGACCCCTAGTGTATAGTGAAACTATAAGAACAAAAAGAAAGAGGTCACAAATGACTTACTTAGTAACAAATAAGAGAGACGGTATCTCTAACGAATACATCTCTATTCATTCCGCCTTGCAAATGGTTGCAAGTTGCTATGACGGGGCAGGTATCACTTGCGAAATCGTAGACACCCAAACGGGTGAACAGGTAGAAATCTACCGCAATCCTCTAACAGGTTGGAAGGTGGCTTAAATGGCTTACACTAAAATAAAAAATGCACGACTTTTAGTTGATGCAGTAAATGATTTAGCACTAACGCTAAAGCACGACCCAGACAATCAGAGAATGATTGACCACTACAATCGCCAGATTGAAATGCTAACTAGGCGTGTCTACAGGTAAAACTGTCAGACCTCTAGTGTAAGATAAAACTAACAAACAAAGAAAGGGCATCTAATGTCACTAATCCAAATGGCTCTAATCATCTTAATACCTAGCATAGTTGCTGGGGCTCTTGCTTACTTAGTCGTAAGCGTTACACAACTAAAGGCTAATAAAAAAATGTGGGAACAAGCCTACACAAAATTAGCAATCGAACTTGAACTATCAAAGGCAGGTAAATAAATGACACGCAAAGACTACATTCAAGTTGCAAGCATTTTGAATTCATACCACTTAGACATTGACTCGCAAGTGTTTGAGGATTTGCTTTCAGACTTTCAAATCTTTTTCAAAAAAGATAATTCTAATTTTGATTCAACACGATTCAGAGATGCGGTGATGAAATAATGAAATTCGTTCACAATAAAATTGACGGAACTTTCGTAATTGGAATTAGTTTTTCAAATTACTACAGTAAAAAACTAAACAGAAAAAACACATCTTTAATTTTTGATTTAGGTTCGCATTCGTTTGCGTTTGTGTTGCGTGGTGAATACTGATGAGAAATTTTTTGATCGTCTGCTTAACGCTACTGACTCTCTATGTGATAATGAAATTCACTGATTGAAAATTAAACTAAAATTTCTGGGCGTGTCGTTTGACATTCCCAGATTTTTTTGCCGACCCGTTTTCCACAAGTTATCCACAGCTCTTTACGATCCTGTGGAAAATCACTGGAATTCTGTGGATTATTGTTTACCTACTGTTCATCTTAGACACGCCTTGAGATACCAAAAATGTCAGACCTCTAGTGTATGCTGAAAGCATAGTCAAAAGAAAGGGGTACACAATGTACTCACTAAGAATCGAAGACCTATTGGTAGGTCAGCGTTACTACTCCAGTCGTGGATTCGCTGGAGAAATCATCACTGCTGAAAAGCGTGAAGACATGATGAGCGATAACGCTTATCTAATCTATGTCCGTCAAGACGGATTTCCTTACTACTGGTATTCAACTGTTGAGGTGACTAACTAATGAGTGAATTTATTTGTTGTTTCTGCGAATCCGAAATGGATAATGAGCAGATTATTTGCTGTGATACCTACAAAGGTAAAATGACCGTTTCAGAATTTGAACAGGTCTATGGCTATGAGTTTGAAGACCTGACCTATGAGTATCAGGACTGTTAACAAATTGTTATAAAGTTTATCCACAGGACTTCCCCACCTGTGGATAACTTGCAACACGCCGACACTTTTAAGGCTATTTGTCAAGTTACGACACTATTAAAATAATCGTGGGGATTCACTGAAAATGTCACACCTATGTGCTAGTATCGGAGATACCTACTAAGAAAGCAGATAGACATGAATGCAACTGACTTATACCGTAACATTGCTAAGACCGCAACACCCGCACAAATTGAACAAGCAACCCAATGGTATGCAGATGCAGAACTACTTGCACACGATCTAATTAGAATTTACCAATCACGAAACATAAGCGTGACAGTAGAAAATACCGCAAGCATAATTTCTGCATTCTCACCTCGTCAACGTTGGTCACGCAACATGGCACAAGCAATAGAATTTGCTCATGGTGGAAAACCTGCAGGACTAAAAAACAATTTGCTAATGGCAGAAAATTCTTTAACAATGGGATTCGATGCACTTAAAGGTCAAAAGACAAATGCATTCGCAAAAGCAATTGCAGGTGATGAAAGTGCAATAACAATTGATGTATGGATGTGTTATGCAGCAGGATTAGAAACCAATGCACCTAACAAAACACAATACCGAGAATTGTCTAAGGCTGTTGAAATAATTGCAAGCGAAATGAAAATGACACCTAGAGTTATGCAAGCCCTGATCTGGATTGTGTTTAGGGGCAGTGCAGCTTGACAAAGCCAGGGAAACCTGGTCGGCACGTTTTCCCAATAAAGTCAAGTTACGACATTATTAAAAAAACCACGAGAATTTCACTGAAAACCTAGAAATTGTCAGACCATTGTGATAAGGTATAACCATACCTACGAAGAAAGGAACACTATGTTCACTTTACACAACCCAATGAAAGTGATGAACGAACGCTATGTCGTTACCTCACACCCTTGCCCAACTTGCAATGAAACTAAAACAGTTTCAATTTCTTCTGCTGAACTATTTGCATACCACCAAGGTGGCTTAGCCCAAACTGTATTGTCTGCCTATGATGCAGATGTGCGTGAGCGTTTTATTACAGGTATCTGTGGTACTTGTTGGGATGAAATGTTTGGGGGGGAATAATGTCAGACCTCTATGGTAATGTAGGTACTATGATGAAATTACCTGCAAGCCCCGAACAACTTAGGGCAAGACTAGAATTGCGTAGGAGTAATGCATCCGCTAAGCACCGCAACAAAAAGAAATACACCCGTAAGTCAAAATACAAAAACCTACTAGGAGAATAAAATGGGATTAAACTTTGCAACAGAGTTATCCGCTATGGATACTATGCCAATTGAGCAACAAATTAATTTGCACTTGCAATACAATTTCTATCCACCCGTGCCATCGTCAATGGTACAGGCTTGCATAGATGCAATTAACGCAATTTGTAATGAAGATTACTTTGCTGAAATTGAATTACCACAAGGCGTTGAGTATCGTGGTAGTAACTTTGCACCTGCACAAGCAATTGCAGACAATCACCGCTTAGATGCTTGGCTAATGGAATTAGATTGGGATGATGAATAAAATGGGTGCAAGAATTAATTTCGTATTTGATGACGGAACAGATAGTCTAGTTAATCTTTATTCACATTGGGGTGAAAATACTTGGCAAGATGATTTAGCAGGTGCGTTATTCCACGCACAGATAAGACAGGGTGACCATTCATACTTTACCCGTATGGTTATTTCACACTTAATTAAAGATGACCTAATGAGAGAAACTGGATTTGGAATCTTTGCAATTAACCGTTCAGAAATTAATAACAATTTTGATAAGACAGTTGTATTAGATTTAGTAAACAACACAGTCACAGATTGTGACACTCAAGAAGTAATCCCATTCTATGGAAAGGTAACAGCGTAATGGCTAAAATGAAAACAGTTGAGATAGTACTAATGGAAAACCACCCAGACGGTATCTATACAGAAGCAGACGTGTGGGAAGCAATTGCAGAAGCACACGGATTAGATTATTCAGAGATTGCAGATGGAGATTTAGCAGAATGGCTATAAAACTATTTAATCGTAAGCAAGAAGTGTCAGACCCGTATGTTACACTAGACAAAATGATGTCAGAAATGGCATCAACCGAAACGTACATTGAGTACCTACGAGAAAGAGAAAAGGTATAGTTGGAATTATTTATTGGTATACTGGCTATGTTATTTGCTTTGGGCTTTGTAATTGGATTGATTTCTAAGATTTCTTGGCTTGAAGATAAAATAGATAGTGATACAAATGGAGCATCAGAACTTGACAAATACAAAACCTATGATTGGGAATTATGATTACTGAATATAAAGAGATTGACACCTTAGTTGGAATGACAATTGAGCCTGGGGATATCGTCAAGCTTCCAGACAATAGCATTGTTTGCATTACTCGCACAGAGCCAACCATAACTGGGTATGACTTATTCTTCTTAGATTTATTTGAAGATGAAGAGTTGTGCTATTCATTATCCGATGATGAATGTGTGTCTTTGCTTCAGTTTGACTGAGGCAAGACCGCCGACACAAATCTAGATCCATGTCAAGTTTTACGAGCGTGATTATGGTCACACGAAAAATATCACCCAAAGTCTAATAAAATGTCAGACCCCTGTGCTATGATGATAGCATCAACAACAAATAGAAAAGAGAAGCAAATGGAGAAAATCCAAACACCAACTGTTGGCTCACAGTTCACAACTGCTAAGTCAGGCGTAACAGGAACAGTTCAGGAAGTAATCAAAAATACTACTGGCTCACTCCGTATTCGTCTTGATGTAAATGGTCAAGACCGTTGGACTACTGTAAAGTAGTTAAATAAGTTTAGGTGGGGTGTTTCTTACCCTTGCACCCCACCTTAAAACTGTCACACCTACCTGCTAAGATAAACTTACCTACAAAACAAGGAGACCCAAATGGGACTAGACATGTATCTTCGTGCTAACGAGTATGTATCACGCAACGACTGGACTCGTAATGACAATGGTGAATTAGTTGATAGCCCTAACTCATTGTTTACACAAATTGTTAAAACTCTTGAGTTAGAAAACATTATTGACAATACTGGCTTTGCTGGAATGACCATTGACCTTCCTATGGGTTACTGGCGTAAGGCTAATCAAATCCATAACTGGTTTGTTGAAAACTTAGCAGACGGTGTTGATGAATGTCAGGTTATTACTGTACGCAGAGAAGATTTAGAAACTCTAAAAGATTTGTGCGTTGAAGTTCTTGCAAACAAATCACTTGCAGAAGATTTATTACCAACTGGTGCAGGTTTCTTCTTTGGTTCAACCACTTATGATGAATACTACTATGGTGACTTGAATGACACTATTGGTATTATTAATAAGTGTCTTGAAAGCAAGTTTGATTACTTTGAGTACCAAGCATCTTGGTAGTAGGTTACATCCGAAACCAAAACCTGCTACAGCCACGCAGGTAAAATAAGGGGGACAGTCCTGAGCACCATACTCAGACTATAAACTGCTCATATGGTCTGTTAGCTCAATTGGTTAGAGCACTACCCTGTCACGGTAGAGGTTGTGGGTTCAAGTCCCATACAGATCGCAAAAGTGGGTCGGCAGCTTTATAACAGGAATATAACAATTACGAAATGCTTACGAATTCACAGGAAATAACACGAGATAAGTTTGGTAAATGTCAGACCCCTATGCTATGATAAATCTATCAAACACTAACAAAGGAAATAAACGTGTCTATTGACCAAATTGAAATCGTAGATGGCAAGGCTTCTTACGCTTCCTTGCGTGTACCTGCCTACCACCAACTTGGAACTGTATTCCAAAATGAAGTAACCACATCAGAGATGCTAGAACTAGCAAACCTTGATAACTGGGATGTACGTCTTGAAGATGTTGCACTACCTGAAAACTACACATCAGTAAAGTCTAACTTTCTTGTTGTTCGTAATCATCCAGCAGACAAGCATCCAGATGTTTTGTCTGTTGTAGGTGAGCGTTACAAGGTATTACAGAATGAAGAACTGTTTGCATTTGGTGACAACTTACTTGACGGTGGACGTTGGGAAGTTGCTGGTTCTCTAAAGCAAGGTAGACTTGTCTTTGGTGCATTAGCACTTGAGCGTGAAACCGTACTTGACCCAACAGGTGTTGCAGATGTAGTTAAGAATTACCTTGCTATCTCTACAAGCCACGATGGTTCTAGTGCTGTTCAAGCAACTGTTACTCCAATCCGTATGACCTGTATGAATACACACACCGCAGTATTCCGTAAGGGTGCTAAGCAGTCTTTCAAGTTGCGTCACACACAGTCATTAGACGGACGTGTTGCACAGGCTCGTCAAGCACTTGGTCTTGCTAACACTTACATTGACGAGTTTGAAGTTATGGCTAAGGCTATGATTGAAAAGGAAATCACTAAGTCTAAGTTTGCTGAAATTGTTGCAACCGCTTACCCAATGCCAGACAAAGACACTAGAGGTGCTATGACTAAGTGGGAAAACAAGATTGAATTGCTAGATGAAATCTATGGTGGTGACACTAACGGAATGATTGCTGGTAATGCTTGGGGTGCTTACAATGCACTAACAGAACGCTTAGACTGGTATCGCTCTGCCCGTAGTGAAAACAAGGAAAGCATCCTAATGGGTGCTAGTGGCTTTGACCCTGTTGTAAATGCAGAAAAGAATAAGTTGCTATCCATTGTGCGTGAGTTGGCTGGGGTCTAACCCCAGCACAACCCAGTTTCCTGACTTGACAAAGTTGGGAAATTGGGTCGGCACATTTAAGATCCAAAGCTCTTCTTACGACATTTAAGAAATACTCACGGGAATCACCAGAAAATGTCAGACCTATGTGGTATGATTTCATCATAACCTACTAGAAAGAAGAACCAATGCCAAACTGGGTATTCAATTCACTTGTTGTATCAGGTGAGCAATCAGAATTAGATAAGATGGTTGCACAACTTAACCAGCCATTCGTAAAACATTTCCCTGAACATAAATTTGAGAACAATGAAATTGTTTGGGTTGCTGACGAACAGCACTATGACAATCCTATTTTTGCTTTTTGGAACATTGTAAAACCAACAGACCTAGAAGCATACTATGCAACAGATACTTTCAAAGGTAACAAGAACATCAAGGTAAATGAAGATGGCAAAATGGATGGCGAATCTTTTATGCAAGAGTTTGTTCGCTCTATGAAAGAAGACCAAGACTGGTATCATTGGAACTGCCGTAACTGGGGAACTAAGTGGGATGTAGCAGTAGATAATAATAATGACTATCCTAACACTATTAAAACAGTTAATGATGATGGTTCTATTTTATACCAATTTGAAACCGCTTGGAGTCCTGTTGGAGAGGTTCTAATGAAACTATCAGAACAAT